AACGGGGCGGACTTCGTTACTGCCAGCATGAAAGCAACGGTTAATACTGACAGCAGCGGTGGCAGGAAACGCTACGCAGAGATTACCGTAGGCGACGGCACCAATTTCAAAGCCTGGGGGCTGGGGGATGATGGCGCGCTGTATTCACCGGACATGGCGCAGACACGTGCAACTCTAGGCGTGCAAAGCATTACGTCAAACAGCAACACCGCCGTATATAAAATCGGCGACATTGTAGTCCAGGACTTTTTGCAAACGTTAGGGGCCATCGGCACTTACAACGCTGAAAACGTAGGGGGCGTAACGTATTACACTCACTACTTTAAAATCACGCTGCCCACACCTTTAGCAAACGGCATCATCTCCGCTAACGCGACAATGATTTCTGCCATCTTCGGCCAGCAGATTCAGGACGTGTTAGCAGATATTAAAGTTCGCCGCGAGAACGACGACGGATCGGCAATCTCTAAGACGACGTTAACGGTGTCAATCAAGACAAACAAAACCGGGTGGGTACCGGTTCTAAACTTCCACGTAGTAGGACGCTAAAAGAAAAGCCCGGCATTAGCCGGGCTTTTTATTGCGCTTCTCTTTCTGCCACTGGCGATCCCATGCTCGCCGACACTCACGACACAGTGGCCGCAGACCGTCAACGCTGCGCCCTTTGTAGGGGCCGAAATAGGTTTCGTTTCGTGGCTTCTCTTCACCGCATTTAGTACACGTCTTCTTATCAGACAGCGGGAAGATGGTATTTTCATCCGGCATAATTTCTCCTCCAGTCGGCAACCTTATCGGGTTGCCGACCATACGGCAACTACTTCGCGAAGCGTTCCAGATATTCGCCTTTCGCTTTCAACGGCAAACCCGGAGCCCACGCAAGCGGACGCGACATAAGCGCTTCCAGATTCTTCGGCGAGTAACGGGGATCGCCGCGCTTGTTGGACGTCAGCAGCTGGTCATGAATGTGCAGTCGCACCTTCCAGCCTTCACGCCAGGCAGCAATGATACCTTCGTCCAGCACACTGGCTGCAGTTCCCTGATTGATGTTGTTGCAGATGACGCCAGCATGTGCCACCTGTGGGCGGTTGAACGGGTTCCCGTTGCTGTCAAAGGCGGTGTACAACAGCACCGGGCGATCGTCTGTGCTGTCTTCGTCGTATTCCATCAGTTCCGTGTCGGACATCTTCGCGATTTCTTCGTCCGTCTTTTTCTTCGCGTCGCTCATCCCGCCGATTCTGCCGTCGAGGTAGGTCAGCACGCGGCCAGACGGTAGCTGAATGCCGAACATGTTGTTATCGAATTGCATTCCGATGCAGCCATCGCGCCCGATGGTGAACGCTTCGCCTGGGTTATTCCATGCCATCATCAACCCGCGCTGGATGTCTGCCCAAAAGCGTGTGATACCGCTGTGACGTTCGCGCCACGCGCGCTTAACCGCGTCAAGTGCGACCCACTGGTCAGGCGTCAGGCGGCAGGCGTCGACTGTTCGGCGGCCACGCGAGGTTAGACGGATAAAGTTATAACAGCGCACGCCCTGTTGCAGCAGTTCGTCGGGCATCAGATCTTTGTCCAGAACCATTTGCGCAACAGAAGCCATGTTCATGCCGTAGTTGCGCCCCATGCCTACCAGCGCAGAGACGCCGCCCATGTACAGCATGGACAGTTCAGACACCTTGCACAGCATGTACTGGTTATATTCTGCCGGATCTTCCGACTCTTTGTACTCTGCGCACTTCTGGTAAGTCAGACCGAACATCGGGCCATTGTTGAAATAAGCGTTAACGCCGGTCGCGTAATCGTTGATCTGTTCTTCGAAATCAGCGAGCCATGCCAGGGTACAGCCTTCGATTGATGACAGGTCACAGTTAGTGAACACATCGCCAGGATCGGGAACCAGCGAAGCACGCAGCATACTCGGCGCATTCTTCAGCAGGTTAGACGGCGTGCGCTCGGACATCACCGCCTGAATCATGGCGTTAATCAGCCACGGCTTTATTTTAGGGCGCGGGAAGTTATGCACCTGGACGCCGCCGATTGCGCCGTACCGGCCTGTCGTTGACGCCTTGCGAATACCGATGTACCAGTAAAGCCGGTTAGTGTAGGGGTGCAGCTGTTCAGTCATCACGCCATATTTAGCAATACTCGACGACTTCGACGCCCCGCAAACCTTCAGCACATCTTCGACGTTCGGTTTTAAATCCCCTTCCTTAACCAGGCGTTCTATGATGTCTTTACCAGTTCCGGGGATGTCACGATCAGGTAGTTCCTTTTGCATCCACTCTTTGAACTTTTGTACCTGCGTCGCCTTAATGCCACCTGTACGCGCCTTGATATAGCTGTGCGCCTCTTCCTTCACCAGCGGGATCAGGTGCGCCATGCGGCGCACGTACTCGACGTCGATGCAGATGCCCTGCGCGTTCATCTGATGGTTGAGGCAGCGCAGCAGGTGTTCTTTCTCAGTCTCGTTGAACGTGGGCAGCATACCGTGCGCGGTGCGCATGGACACCACGTCCGATTTACCGTACGCGACAAACATGCTCCACAGTACGGGCCAGTCAGCAGGATCGGCGAACTCTTCCCCGTTCTCAGTGGCGATGCGCTGTGCTTCCTGCACGTCTTCCCAGGTGTACGGCGCGTCTTTCTTGATGTTGCGTTTCGTCAGCTGGTGGATGGGACTACAGAAGAAATCGATAAGCGCTTTACCGCGCTTATCTTTCGCTTCGTCCTCTGGCAGCCCCAGCGCCACGCACAGGCGCGCAAGGCCAGCGGGGTAGCCGTAACAGGTCGCAACCTCTCCGACGTCTGTCTGCGCCGCTGGCGCAATATTTACCAGCCCTCTGTGCGCCAGTACGTCGGTATCAAACTTGCGGCCATTCATCCACAACCAGTGAAAGCTGTCCGGTTCCCGCAGAGCAACGGCCAGATCATCAGGCAACACCTTCTCAAGTGGGCACCACACCTTTACCGGGCCGTCGCCGAACGCGTAAATAAACATGATGACTTCAGCAGTAGCGTTGTACAGCGCGTTGTTGATGTCCAGGACGTTGCGGGTTTCCAGGTCAGCCCACAGCTTAGGCTTCGTAATATAGGTCATTGGCGCGGCACCTTATTTTTAAACAGCGTTTTGGTGTGGTGCGGGCATTCAACAACAGGGCACCACTGACAGGCGGCAGGCGATGGTCGGAAATATTTGTCGTGCAGATAACCGTTCTTCAGGAAGAATGCCGCACCGGCCAGGATGCGCTGCGCAGGTTCGCGCAAGCTGGTGATGTAGGCCTTAAGCACAGTCGGCGAAGCTGCCCAGGTGAACGGCTTGCGCTGATACACGACCATCTCCACCACGTCAATCGGGCCAATCATTTTGAAATATGAGTACGCCGCATAGCCGTAAATCATCAGCTGATCATTCTGTTCGACTTCCACCTCGATAGCGCCGGTTTTCAGGTCGATTACCATCAGCTTGCGCAGCGATGGGATGTAAATCAGGGCGTCACCAGAACCGAAGGCGCTGCCCAGGTCAACGCCCAGCACACGACTGAACCAGAGACGTTTCTCAATGAACAGGATAGCGTCGGGGTAATCCTGCAAAATGCCGTGAACATACGCGACGTACCCATTCCCCTCGCGGGCATTGATCTCGCCGAACACGGCGTCTTCTAGTTTCTTGCCCAGCCATTCGCGGCAGTTTTCAATTTCACCGCGCAGCATTGCTTCAGCTGCACCGTGTGTCATGGTTCCCATGCTGGTGTTAACGTGCGGTTTAACTTTGATAACCTTGCCGTGCGCCTTGATGATGGCAAACGCCGGGCATTGCTTCCAGGCTTTAGCGCTGGACGGGCTGAAGTACTTCGCGTGTTCCGCGTTTGAACCTTGTTTCATTTTCTGCACCTGTAAAAAAGGCCGCCACAGTGGGCGGCCTTGTCAGCTATGGGTTGGTTATTATTCTTCGTCGCCGTAGTATTCTTCGATCAGCGCGTCAACGGCTTCGGCCAGCTTAACCAGGTCAGCACTCGCTACCTGGTCGATGGTTGCAGCACCGACCGCGCTCAAGGCTGCAGCCACTTTCGGGTGTGCCTCTTCGACGTCGGCCAGGTCGCCCAGGTCAACGATCAGCTGTGCACGCAGCGCAGCCTGTTCGGTGTTGTCGGCGATCAGTTTAGTCTCTTCAGTCTTCTGCTGTTCGCTGGCTTTCTGGCGACGCTTACGGCCACCGGTTGTGCCTTCGGTTTTGGCTTCTGGCTCCGGCTCTTTCTTCTCGGCTGCCGCTGCGTTGGCGTCAGCAGCTGCGCCAGCACCGCGCTGACGACGGCCACCAGTTTTAGCCGGCTGTTCAGTTTTGGCTGCAGCGTTGGCTGCGTCTTCACGGGCTGCGTCTTCCTCGGCCAGCTGCGCCGTGGTTTTAGCTTTATCACTAACCAGCGGTTGCGGTGCTGCGTTCTGGAAGTGCGCAGTCACAGCAGTGATCAGTTCTTCAGCCAGGTGAGGAACGATAGCTAAAGCCAGTTGAGACAGGGCACTGCGCAGAACATCTTTTGAATCTGACATAACGATACATCCTTTAGTTGATTAAGTTAGTTAAGTGGTGCGAGACAAATACTAGTCATTACTTTGTCGGGTTGCAATAGTTTTCTTTGTACCAGCGTTCAAAAAATTCCATCCCTGCACGCCAGCCCAGCGCTACGCCGCACCAGCAGTCATTTTTCTGGTTAGCGACCAGGAAATCTAATTCCACTTGCGGGCATTCTGATAGCGTGTGATCGAGGCGTTTAACCTCAATGAACAGCGACGGCCAGCCGGTCACACAGACATCAGACCAGCCGACAATGATGGAACCTTTTTTACGTTCGGCGGCTAACTCGCGAAAATCTTTTTTATCCTTGCGGTGTTTTTCATTCTTCACATGGATAACGGAATATTCGAACCGCTTATCGTGTGCGTCTTTAATCTGGTTAACGAGCGTGATTGTCTCGGCGTCTTCCAGTGGGCACAACCCGCGAAAGGATGTATCGCCGATTATTTCTATGCCCGCAGCGGTTATTTTATTCAGGTTCATATTTTGCGCCTCTCTATTTCGCTCTCTTTCCAGACGATATAAACTTTCGGATATTTCCCGCCCGTGTTAATCCATTCAACGGCGAACGGTCGCCAGCCTTCTTTCAATCTTTCCAGGTCTGAGTTAGTGGCAAAATATCCCAACTCTGTTTTACGCCCGGTAACTGTGAAATCTATACGCGTGTAATTGCTGCCGCAGACAATTACATACGACTCGCAGCGAGCGGCCAGACTGCCGCCTTTCAGACGCCAGAACGCTGGTGGCTGCGCTGCCTCTTTTAATTTCTTATTCCAGTCAACAAGCGGGTGTTTACATTCCCGGCACTGTTTCGCGGCAATGTCGTTTTCACATCCGCAGGCGCGACATTTCTTGCCCAAATAATAAAACGTGCAGCGCTCGCCATATAAATCAATACCGGCACAGCGGCGGCCATAATGCGCCGGAATTGGTCGGCCTTCACATTCCAGACGCTTCCCAGCCAGATCGCAGAAATACCCCTGCTTATCCACAGGTAGCTTTTCTTTATTTGGCTGAGCCTTGTATGTGTTTTCATGGTTGCAGGTCGGGCAGTAGCACGGCAGATATTCGCCAGCACCTTTCTCTGCGATGGACATAATTTCAGGCTGGAATATGTTTCCGTCCGGGAAAAAGTTTTCGATGTTATCGGTGAAGTCGTACAACATGCACTCAGTCTTGCCCGGATAGGTGCGCATACCGCGCCCGACGATCTGCTGATACAAACTGACCGACTCAGTCGGGCGCAACACTGCGATGGTAGCGCACGGCGGTACGTCAACACCTGTCGTCAGCACGGCCACATTAACCAGATAATCAATCTCACCGGCGCGCAGCTGGTCAAGCCATTCATCACGCTGTTGCTGCTTCGTGTCCGCTGTGATGGCGTACCCGCGCAAGCCAGTGTCACGCAGTATCGCCTGCGCTTCACGGGCGTGCTGTACGCTACTGCAAAAGAACAGCGTAGCGCCGCGAACAGGGATGACTTCAGCCGCCATGAACTGGCAAATTTTAGCGGTCGTCACCTTATCAGCTGTTTCGGCGAGCGACTCGGCGGTGAACTTGCCCGCTTTTAGTACCAGCTTGCTGGTATCGTAGCGCAGGCCGGAACTGTATTCGCCCAGGACAACCGGCGCGAGGTGGCCCATTGCGATCAACTCCTCCGCGCCAATCTCATAGACGCATGTGTCGCAGTATGGGTTGCGGGCCAAATCCTCCGCCCATGTGGTACCGTCCGGACGGCGTGAATAAATCCAGCCTTCGCCCAGGCGATGCGGCGTGGCGGTGAGCATCACGACCACCAAGTCGATGTTAATCTTGCGCAGGCGTTCCGCGATAGCAAATGCGCCTTCTGGCGACTTGTGGCCCTCATCGACGATCAGCACGCCTACGTGTGGCAGTTCTTCGTCCGGCACGTTCTTAATCGACAGCGGCATTGCGTAAATCGCTGCGCCGGTCAGATCTTTTGTGCCGACCTTCGCCGAGTACACGCTGCAATCCAGACCGGCAGCGCGGCCTTTTGCGCAGTTCTGCTTCACCAGATCTGCAGATGGTTGCAGCACCATCGCGCTGGTGTAGTAAGCGGCCAGGCCCGCAATGATGTGTGACTTGCCCGCACCGGTAGCGGCCACAATGACGCACGGTTCAGGCGAATACATGTGATACAGGATGGCCGCGATTGTGGCATCAGCCTGGTAATCACGCAGACCGCTGTCGCGGTCGAGCCAGCGCACGAACGCCGGGTTAATCCATTCATCAGGCGTGGCAATGTCATACATTGCACAGATTTCTGCACGGGTTTGCATGGGAAAAAGATCCCTCGGTAGTCAAAGAAAAAGCGCCCCGAAGGGCGCTGTGTTGGTTAAGAACGGCTGCGACGTTTGCGGCCACTCGGCGAGGTACCACCAGCACCGGCTGCCACCTGTTCGAACACGTACGGCTTGCCGATTTTGCGGATGAACTCTGTAACCTTGCCGGTCGTCTTATCGGTGAACACACCGATTTCAACGCCGCACATTGTGCCGATAGTGTCGCTCAACACTTCCTGTGCAGGCCACTCTTCGCCACCGAAGATTTCTTCGTGCAGCCCTTCCAGGTTCGCATCCTGTTCGACGGCCAACGCGGCGCACATCGCCATGATCTGCTGATCTTTAGCAGCGCGGGCGGAGTCGTCGGACGCCATGAAGAACGAGTGGAAAACGCACTTCGTCAGGTACTTCCCGTCCTGGGTTTCCTTGATACGGAACATACCGTTGATAGCGTTCTGACACGCAGACAGGCCGTGCTTTTGCTTCTGGAACTCTGATTCTGAAGCGTCGCGGTAGTCCATGCGTTCGATCATCAGATTAGCGCGAGTGCCATCCGGCATTTTGCCGCCGCCACGTTCAACACCTTTTGAGGTATCAACTTTCGCGCTGGTTACTGCTGCTTTATTTCCTAAGAATCCGGCCATATTAGATCACCTTTAGATTAGTTAATTAGTCTTCACAATAAAACGGGATGTAGTCCAGCAGGGCTAAATCATCCTGGTAAAAATCCATTTTTGACGGGAGCCCAAACCTGTTTTTACACAGCTGAAGGAAGCCCGGAACGCTGCCGTCACAGATAAGGCTGCGCTTACTGCTTTTCTGAATCTTACCGGCCTGTGTTACCTTGCCTGATCGGTCAGATTCAACACCTGCGACGATGACGTCCGTCATCACGCACAGAACACCCTGCGCATTTTGACGAGCTGCCGCAGCGATTCGGCGATCGACCGCCAGCGTGTAAACGTGAACACGTTCCAGCGTGGGATCGTTCTTCAGTTCGGCGGTTTCGAGGTGCGCTGTCCACCACACGCCGATGCCCTTACTACGAAGCCAGTCGAGCGAGTCTTGCAACTCGTTAAACTCGCGCTTCATCTCTTCCCAGCCGCGACCGTAGCCGCCACCAGCCGCCGATATTGATTCGACGGCGTAGCGGGCGCACACGGTTTGCTCCAGGCGTTTAGCGTTGGCGGTCAGGCTGTCAATGAACAGCGTGTCGCCTTGCTTCAGGTTGTCCGCGCACCAGTCCACCAGGTCGTTGAACCAGTCGATGTAAATCTCTGGCGCTTCGTTGGTAGGTTTAGGCGCGACCTTTGAACGCGTGTAGCCTTTGCCGCGATACGCCTGATCACCTTCCTCGATGCGAGCGAGCAGACCGCCGCATTCCTTCAGCAGTGCGATACCGAACGTAGTTTTGCCGCTACCTTCACCACCCGCAAGGATGACATAGGGCACGCCGTCGAGTTCGGAACCGTCCGCGATAATGTTATCGCTCATAGATACCTCGTTAGGTTAGTGAGTTGGGCATCCTTGCCCGGTTCGCACGTCAGCGAGCCGTCATAGTATCGGGTTGCGCGTACTGACGCAAGCCCTTTTCATAGAACTCCGGTACCGACATTCCGAAGATCTGCGCGTAGCGCTCGACCGTCGTGATATAAGTGTGTTCGGACGCCATACACTGGCGCAACGTGCTGGTGGACACGCCCACGAACCAGGCGACTTTTTTGATAGTCCAGCGACGTTCACGGGCAATTACCCGGATTGCTCTATCGAAGCTGAACTGCGCTTTACTGCGTGGGTTAGCCATTATTAAGCATCCTGACGACGTGCCGGTCAGCTGCGTGTGCCGCCTCTGCCCACATGTGCAGGCGTTCAATAACAATTTTCAGACGGCGCTCAACTTCCAGCAAAGCCGAGCGCTGATCGTCGAAGTAGGTAAGATCGGCTTTCAGCTGACGATAGCCATCGTTATCGTCGTGAGAGGAAACCCACAGGCATTTTTCCGTCTCTTTAGTCACATACCGCAGTTCGACGTGATGTTCCACAGACTCAAAGTGCTCAACCCACATCCGAAGATGAATGTCTTTGTTAATGTCAATTTTGATAGTGCGCGTACGCACCACATAGATTTTGCGTGTCATAGTGCTGTCCTAGTTGTGGCACACGGCCACATGTTCCGGGCCGGTTTGCAGGTAAGTCTGATCGGCAACGTCAACGACCATTGCCACATTGCGGTTGCTATCGGCGAACGCCTTAATATCAACGTTGACCGGCTGATCGCCGTTAACAGGTACCGGGTTGGCGTAGCGCCAGCCGTCCACGACAATTGCCGTGTCGGTCACAGTCACCTGCTGACCATCGCAGACCATGTGTACCGGCGCGACAGTTGCGGCTTTCTGATGCTGCAACGCGCGCTGCTGAGCATCGTCGATCCCTGCTACTGTGCTGCCTATCATTCCCGCCATCATTGCGTTAGCGTGACCGGCCAGGAAAATACCCGCAGCAATACACAGGCCGACCAGCAGTTTGTTAGCGATCGGGCGCTGTGGTACCGGGCGAGACTGCAACTCTTTGATGGCTGCCCAGCGGATTTCTGTCGGGCCGTTGCCGTTGGCAATGCGGCGCAGTTCTTTGTTGTTCAGTGCTTTCATTTCCACAGTCTCCAGTTAAGTAAGTCGGCACGAAAAGCCAGGGATTGTTGCAAGGTATTGCAATCGGCAGTGATGCCTAAATCTAAGCGCCCGGCGTGACGGGCTGCGCTGTTCCAGTCAGCAATGACGCTGTGTTTCGGTGTGCCTGTCTGGAACTGTGCTAAACATTCCTGCGCAATCTTAGATAGTGCCAGCGCGTTATGCATTTCCAGCGCTTCGGCGTGTGCGGCGTCAACCATGTTGGCGCGGGTGGTGTAATCACATGCGCCCCAAAACATCGCCCAGCGGTTTTTTAACCATTCAGCGCGGTCATGATCCATGCTAGGCAGGTCAGCGACATTAATCACTGTCGTTACGATCTCATTGTTTTGCATTAGTGAATCCTCGGTTGGGTTGTTGGGTGGTGCGTCGCCACTATAGTCGGGTTGCAAGAAACGTGTCAAGCGGTATTTTTAATTTCTACTCGAGGTAAAAATCTAGTAACACCCGGTACCCGCCTTGCCACACCTGCGCCGGCGGTTTTAGGAATTAAAAATTGACGACGAAATTTGACAGGCGTATCATCCGAATCCTCAACAACCGAGGATAAAGAATATGCACTATCACCTTACAACCGCCTGGCGTATGCGGGAACGCCGCAAGATGCTGGGCTTCACACTGAAGACCGTCGCAGAGCGCGCTGGCTGCACCGCGCAGCGCCTGAGCCAGTTAGAAAATGAAATCGCTATGGACGTGCGCCCGGCCATGAAAGAAGCCATCGCGAAGGCGCTGAACTGCGAATCGTCCTGGCTGTTCGGCGGTAACATCTACCACGCGCCAAAAGGCTTTTACGAACCGATGCACAAGCACCCAGGTAAGCAATGATGACTAAACGCATTCGCAAATCACAGCAGATGCAGCCGATCACCGTCAGCTTCGGCTGGCAGGCAGAAGGCCAGCCGGAACCGGCGCAGACGTTTGCAAGCATGGACGCATTAGCCGCGGCTATCGAAGAGCACAGCACCAGCACGCCACGCCGCGACAAATATAAAACCAACGCCGATATCTATGCAGCCGTCAAGAACAATGGCCGCTGGCTGATGCACGGCACCAACGCAGGCGATCGCCAGAAAGAATCCTTCTCGCTGGTGGACTTCGTTCACCTGGACATCGACAAGGCACCGGCAGGCAGTTACCAGCGCGTAATGCAGCTGCCAGGCGCGTACGTGATGTATGAGTCTACCGGCAATCAGCTACCGCTGAAAAATGGCCTGGAATGCTTCCGCGTCATCGTCCCGCTGCTGTCCGCAGTCAACGCGGCTACGCTGCTGCGCTGCACAGCATGGCTCGGCGAGAAGGTTGCGCAGCTGGGCGACTTCGACTTCGCGTGCGTAGACCGCGCATCAGGCGACATTAACCGCATCATGTATATGCCGTTTGCCCACGGTGCTATTAACGATCAGGAAGGCGCACCGCTGAACCCGCTGGCCATCCCCGCCGATTACGTTGCGCCGTGGGAACTGAGCGAAAGCGGGCTATCTGCTGGCGACGGTGCTGCGTGCTGGGAACACTTCGACGAGCTGTACCAGCTGCTGACCAGCATCGACGGCGTGAGCATCGACAAAGTTGGCCACATCCGTATGCCGTCACAGTCTGGCCGCGAGTTCAGCAACGGACGCAACGCCAACGACGCATGGAAGTTCATGGCACCGCGCGGTGAATTCAACGAAATCACGTTCAAAAGTCAGCATGAGCTGGCAGAGCCTGGCTGGAAGGCACGCGACGCGTTCCGCTGTATCCCTGGCGCAATGCAGGCATTCGAAAACGGGCTCGCGGCACGCCGCAAGGCCGCTACCGGCACCGCGCTGGTAAACTTCTCAGCAAAGGGCCGCGCCGTCGAACCTGATGATCTGCAGTATTTGCCACAGACTGTTGAACTGCTGGCGCAGGTTGAGCGCAAGCTGTTTGGCTTCTGTGGCTGGGAAGGCTCGGCGGCCGACTTCGGTGTTAACTGTGACGCTATCGACTACGTCCTGCGCAACGTCGGCGCGAGCCGCAGCAAGGCCAGCGGCAGCCTGTTCTACATGAGCAAGCACGGCAAGCTGGCAAGCCAGACCCGCCAGGACATGCCAATCATGCTGAAGGATCTCGGCATCGACTGGCTGTGTCGGCCGACACGCGAAGGGCTGGACGCCGTGCAGGAAGGGCGCGAGCTGAAACTGTCGAAGGAAGTCGCAGCGCTGGCACTGGCTGAGGACGAGGAAAGCCAGGCCAAATACAAAGCAGCGGTAGAGCGTGCGGCCAGTTCATCGGCGGCGGGCTTCAGCAAAACACTGGATGAAATGCTGAGCGAAACGCTACAGGCAGCACCTAACCAGTTCACCACGCTGCGCCGTGAGATTGACATGTTTGCAGAAGACGCAAGCGTGTGGATTGATGGTGAGGGTACGATGGTGGCGAGCCAGCCGCACCAGCCGTTTGCGTCAGGCCCGTTCGACCAGCGCCATATCGACGATTACCTGATCCACTTCCCTGAAGCGAATGAGTTCCTGCAATGGGTGGCCGCCAGCCGGTTTGCCAGCAGCCGCAAGACAGCATACACCTGGCTGCATGCCCCATCGGATTGGGGTAAAGGCTTCCTGATGGCCGCATTCAAACGCATTGGCGCGGTGATTGAATTCGACGCCAGCGAGCTAACCACGCTGCTGAAGGGTGCGAACACCGGCAAGACGGACGGCGACTTTATCCGCGCCTGGCTGTGCGTGGTCAACGAGTGCCGCGAGATTGTGCCGGAAATGCGCAAGATGGAGAACAGCGTAGGGCTCAACACCAAATACGCACTGAGCACTGAAGTTCCGCTTTACGCCAAAGTGTTTACGTCGGCGGATGGTGTGAACGGCCTGAACGGTGAGCATGGCGCAGACGAACAGCTGTGTAACCGGTTCAACTACCTGGAAGGCAACGGGCAGATTAAAACCCGCCCGCTGTTTGCTGAAGAGACTGGCGCGTACAACGACAGCCTGTTCCATTGGGTAGCCATGCGTCTCAACGAGCTGGTGGAGTATTACCGGAACATGGGCCGCAAGGCAGCCGCCGATACTGCCAACGCTTTTCTGCGTGATTTCCATTCACGGCACGGACTGGCTGAGGCGTTCGGTGTGATGGGTGACAGTTATGTCGATGTGCGTCGTGACTTCATCAAGTGGGTACACGAACAGCTGGCCGACAATGCATCGCGCTACTATGAGGAGCACACCAGCCGATGCACACGCACCGATAAAGGTATCGTATTGCGCAGCGTTAAGAAGACGTTTGATGAATTCCTGCAAACGCATTACGCAGCATCCGATGTCGTCTGGATGGGTAAAGACTGGAAAACCATTACCGGCGTGTCGGATAAAATGGAACGTTTCCCCGGATTAGCACAACCCTGCAAAGGGCTACTAATGAAGAGCTAAACATATGGCCACCTTCGGGTGGCCTTTTTGTGTACTGGTTTTGATAAACAGTTTACGCGTTTGTATATCGAATTTTTGTAGTAAAAACAGGGCTGTATACTATGTTTACTTCTTTTTTAATATCTATTAGGTGAGAGATAAATATAAATACATATAAATACGCACACATATAGGGGTAGGGGCTGTTTACAGTAAACAGATATACATCGTTGATTTTCCTAGATATTGTCAAATAAACAGGGTAAACGTGGATAAACGGAGTAAACACACCCACCAAAACCAATACTCATACTCTCTTAACACCCTGCTTGTCGGTCGTTATGCGTGGGTTTTAGCGCGTGCGCACGCGATAGAGAGGGGACGATTAAATAGCGCGTTAATTGTTCGGGTTTATACGTACAATAAAATACTTGCATCGGGTTGCAGTAGGCGTAATATTCTTCGGAGTCAATCAGACCTAACGAGGATTTACGCAATGAACTTTTTCGAACTGCGCCGTGTTATCGACCATGCACACGGGGAGACGGTTAAATACGCTCAAGGGATGTCCAAAGCCGTGGGTGAATGTATGCAGCAGGTTTCAGACCAACAGCAAATCATCGAAGACCACGCAGCTGAGATCCACCAGCTAACCGGCAAGTGTGAGGAATACCGCCGACACTTGACCGCTAACGTTCAGGCGAACCAGAAGCGCGCCGCTCGCATACTGGAACTGGAGACGCAGCTTGCAACCCTGTCGCCTACGCAGCAGGAGAGCCACAGAGCCGCGAACGACATGCGGGCAATGCAAGACCAGCTGCAAGACCTGTCGTGCCGTCTGGTAGCGATTGAGAACGATTCGGCGAACTATCACCACCTGCTGCAAGCCATCGGTGCAAAGTCGATGGTGCAGGCGCTTAACTGGATTCAGTTCCACCAGCGTGCCAACTGGTCGAAGCCGGAAGTGCCGCCGCTGGGTGCAGCAGGCGAAGCGGAGTTCTGTCACGGTCGCGACCAGGCTGCACGCAAATGACCATCCGCGACGAGCAGTGCGGAGAGAAACGCAGATTTCCAACGCTACAGTCTGCGCGTCGCGCCCTGAAACTTATGCGCAGAGCTAACGGCCTGCGCCCGTACCTGTGCCCACACTGCCACGGCTTCCACGTGGGCAACACCTTGATGACCAAACCACGCGATAGCAATCGCAAAGCGCCAGCAGTAATCTGGCGCTACAACCGCAACGAGGACTACGACCAATGAGCCGCAAGAAACCTGAACACCTGCGCAAACCACCACGCGCAGCAACACACCTGCGCCCGGCCACACGCCGTTGGCGCGCATCAGCCTGGAACAGCAAGACCGGCCAACTGTGGCTGCGCATGGATGGCGTCTGGCTCGCATACCACACACTGCACAGTGTCGACCCGTTCGAACTGGCTGGCTCTGTAGTCATCGGAAACTTCACACTGAAAGGCGACGTACAATGGCTCAACTAGCCGGCATCAAACCAATCAAAACACTCGGCCAGTGTATCGGCGAGAACATCGCTGCCTGGCTGGCAAAGCCAATCGACAAGCGCCCACCAGTGCGTGATGCGTACGAACGCCCGATGAACACCGGACGTCGCAGCAACTCGTTCACCGGCGTTCCGGGTATCGCCCGCCGTCATCGCATGTTCACTGTGACCGTGTTCGAAGAGCGCACACGCCTGTACCTGGGTAGCTACGTCAACCTGCGCACAGCGTTGCAGGTGCTGGCCGACCACAAGGGCTGCCGTCCGTACGATCTGCCCGGCGTCTCGCTGAACATGTGGACGATGCTCAAAGCCCGCGAGAAGTACGAACCACGCCGCAACGCACGGAGTCTGCAACCATGCAACGACTGACACACGAAGAACTGCGCAAACTGACCAGCACGCAAGTGCTGGACATCTGGCGTCAGGCCGTTGAAGAACGCGCACTGCTGGTTGCCAAGGTCGGCAACAGCCGCGCATCGGTCGAAGACCTGCAAGCGTACATGCAGCTGCGCAAAGACATGCAACCACTCCACCACCAGCTGATTGTGCGTGGAATCGATATCCGCTACCTGAACGAGAACGACACCAAATGACCCTACTCGCAATCGCACTAACCGCACTCGCTATCGCCACCATGTTGGCAGCCATGGCTGGCTACACACTAGGCCAGCAGGCCGCAGGACATGCCCGCAGTTTCACCGGCAAGCTGGCAGCGAAGTACCGCAAACGCGCAGCCGCAGAGTTTACCAGCGCCCGCAAATATGCACTGACCTGTAGTTTCGTGACGGTATCGGCGGTCATCGCCTGGCTTGTGGCGACACTGTCATGATGGATCTGGTGCTGTGCTTCGTGCTGTATGTGTCCGGCATAGCTACCGGGCTGCTGTTGGGTTTTATCGCGTTGTGGTGTAAATCATGAACGCGCTTGACTGGCTTGCATGGTTGTTAAACTTCCTGTAGGCTTCGGGTTGCGGTACTACGATACCGCAAGCCGTTCGGCATACGGCTCCGCGCTGTTACACTTGCCCCGCTTCGGGGCAATTTTTTAATCTCACTGCGAGGACAAAACGCAATGACAGACTCACTAAGCCATGATATTCGATTCGCAACACAGCCGCGCATAGGCTCAAACACTTTAGAACGCTGGGCGCAGCGTGTCGAAGAGCTGGAAGACCAACTGAGCGGCACAGCGCAGCGCGCTAAAGAATTCGAAGTCAAAGCAGCTGAACTGCAACAGCAGCTGGCAGATATGACAGCTAACCGTGACCAGATTGCGTACGCGCTGTCCGCCGTGCAGGAAGAGCGCGACAAAGCCCGCGAAGACCGCGACCGCAACGCACAGGAAGTTACCGGACTTCGTGCAGCACTGCGCGCCGCTAACCAAAACAACGCAGCGCTGTGTGCGCACATGGCAAGCGGTACCGGCACCATCACAGGCACCCTCGGTGGCAGCGTCGGCTGTGGGCAAGGTGTATCGGCGAAACCGCAAACACTTGTTGACGTAGCCACCAGCAAGCTATTGGGCGCACTCCAGGACGGCAGCTGGATTGCGTATGCAGAGCTGCGCACGTTCGTAACCACCATCGGAGAAGGGCAAGTCAAATGAACCAACAAAGACACAGTGACGCGGTACTCGCGCACCTGCTGGAACAGCTGCACATCCGCAGCGAAAACGTAATCGCCGAGAAGTTGCAGGAGCAGGGTGCGTCGTTCGACAAGTGGGCGCAGGAGCAGATGCGCGTGACTGAAGACCTGCGCGAACAGTTGCGTGTGGCTAACCTGGATAAGCAGGCCGAACGCGAACGTGCTGACGCGTCAGCCCGCTGGGTTGAATACCTTGAGCCGATCTACATCCTGAACAGTGTCGACAAGGCGCTAACCATCGATGAGCTTAAACACAAGTTCGCATCGCTGGAAAAGCAACGCGACGAAGAATTCGCCGAAGCGATCGCGCTGCCGGTTGAACCAACACCCGAAGACGCGAACCATCGTGACTAACGCAATCCGTTTCATCGGTGGCGTGATCCTTTCCATCCTGCGTCGCGCCTTGCGTAGAAAGTAAACTCTGTTGTATTCTCTCGGCCATCAACCCAATGGTGGCCGCTCATGAACTTCCCGCAAACCGATCTGACCTTCGGACTATTCGACCTGGCAACAGGCGATCAGCTGGCCGCTACTGGCCCGGCTGCCGCGTTCATCTGGATGCAGAACAACAGCCCGGCCACTGTGCTGACACCAACCAGCGACAATCAAGCCACCAACACGATCACCTACGACTGGCCGCTGCACACTCAGCCAACAGCAAACTATGCACGCCTGGTGCTGCGCTACCGCGACAAGGCGTACACTGGCACCGCTGGCGAGGGCGCACTGCACGCCAACCTGATTGACGCTACCACCAGCAATCTGAACGTCGTCAAGATGTGTGACAGCACCGGCGCAGTATCGGCCAACAGCAAAGTAACCAGCATACCAACCAACGGCCAGTTCAACACTGTGGGCGTAGGTTCCGCGACGATCACTTACCGATTCAAACACCCGGCAGACGACACAGTCGTGTTAACTGCGATCCTCAACGTGACAGTGAGCTAACATCATGGCGCAATCTTCCAACGTCAAAAAGACCCCGCTGAAGGTTGACGCTTCAGCATCGGACGTACTGCTGACACCTTCGCAACCCGTCCTGCTGTTCCTGGGCGTAACGACCGCAGCACGCACAGACCCGGCTATCACCATCAGCCAGAATTTCCGCGTACCGAAAGGTACCGGCTGTTTCGTGGCCGCACACGATGAACACAGCGTCGTCATCGCCAGCCCGCTGGGCGTGGTCGCAACACCGGCTGCACTCATCGCGCAAGGCTTCGACATCGGTAACGGCAGCCAGCAGACCAAAGCCGTGGGCGACAACGTGACGTTTGCCACGACCGCAGCCAATGCCGTGGGCACCGTAACCTACAGATGGACATGGGCACCGCAGCACGGACGCCCGTTCACCGACATTGACCCGGTAATCAACCCGACCGCTGCAACGGCTTCCCTTACCAACAGCGCGCTGACGTTGGCATCGGCGGGTGTGTATGTGTGCCATGCCACGGACGCAGACGGCAGCAAAGCGCGCGCAGTGTTCGACCTGACGGTAACACCGTAATGGACTGGTTAGAGAAGTTATCAGGCAAAACCCTGTTACTGGTCATCGCGGTGTGCAGCGCCTTCGTCGGGCTGGTGGTCCACACCGAGATTAATACGTTCAAGCAGCGCATCGCGTTTCTGTTCGGCGGGGCCGCGTGCAGCTACTTCCTGACGCCCGGCCTGTCCCGCTGGCTGAGCGTCAGTGACGCAGATTGGATTAACGTTATCGCCTTCGCGTTGGGTGTTTTCGGAATGTCCCTAGTGCAACGACTGAAGGTTTACGTTGATAGTCTGGATATCATCGCCGTAATCCGTTCACGCTTGTTCCCTGGGGCCAGACCATGAATACACCTGCAATCCATTCCGTGCTCGGCGTCATCGCGCTTACGATCATCCTGCTGGCTTCGTTGTGGGCAATCTACAGCCCGCGCATCCCTGACGGGTTGTTTGGGCGCGTGCTGTACATGGTCAACGTCGTGACCTGTATCGCTGGCTTTAGCCATGTGTTAAACGACACCTTCCCGAAGAACATCGCCGTAACCCTGATTGTGGTTATGGCGTTGCACATGGTTAGGGACATTGTCGTCGCTCACTACAAAGCACCGGTCGCGCTGTGGTGGCTGAAACAACGGCTTGACGCACAACGACGCAACCAGCTAAAGTAAATTCGTCCTCGCGGTTCGGACTAGCCACCTTCGGGTGGCTTTTTCGTTTCTGGTGTTTATGGTGTATGCTGCGCACTAATCCACCAACGAGGCACCAACCATGAAACAAGCCAGCGCCAACCTACTCCAGTTTATCGCCGCCTGGGAACTGCTGCGCACTGCGCCGTACTTCGCCACGGAGCGCGAGCGCAAGCAGGGCATCTACACGATCGGCTTCGGCCACACGTTCCGTGACGTCCGCCTGTTCCAGCGCAACATCACCCGTCAGGAAGCGCTCGACCTTCTCGACCAGGATATCGCCGACTCAGTCAAAGCGGTTAACGACGTCGCGCCGGATTCACTGACGCAGGCGCAGTTTGACGCAATGGTCGACCTGGTGTTCAACGCAGGGCCGGGGGTTATCGGGCCAACGAAGGGTACCGGCATCGCACTCCGTGCTGGCGATATCGCCACGTTGCGCGTTAAACTGCCGCAGTTCCGCAATCAAACCAACCCAATCACCCAACGGCTGGAGCCAGACTTAGGCGTGTATCGCCGCGCAATGGGCCGCCTCGCACTATTCGACGGTGCAACGTGGGCCGATGCAGAGAAGACCGGCAGAGCCAAAACCATTGAGGACATGCGAAAATGACAGCTACCAAACCAACAGCGACCAAAGCCACCGGCACTAAACGCGTGCGCCGTCCGTCCAAGAAAGTCGAAGTACCCGGACAGGACGAAGTCAAAGAGCCGGGAGCACCGCTCGATGCGGTCATCGAACAGAACGCAATCGACCAGGCACCAGCCAACCCGGCATTGCAGGGCGACGGCAGCGACGAAGGCGATATCACTGACGTGGTGGTCGAAGCAGCACAACAGGGCAACGTTCACGTACACCACCGCAAACAGCCTGAAATCGGCGATGAGTGGGCCGGTATGATTCTGTCACCTGAAGGCTGGCTCGCTAAAGATACCTACATCGAACTTTACGGAAAGGATAAATAATCATGGCAGTGGGCGGAGCAGCCGGAGATAACGGCAACAGCGGTGGTGGCGGCGCGTATGGCGGCCGCAGCGGTGGGTTGTTAGGCGGCTCCGTCTCTGGCGTGGGCCTGGGCGGTAATCGCTCTTACTCCTACGACCCAAACAAGAAAGGTTCGATCACTAACGCAGCCGGGCAGTCGGTAAACGTGCAAGGCGGCTGGAACGTCAGCACCAGCACCGGCAGCAGCCAGAACAATAACGGCGGTGGTGGCAACGGTGGTAACGGCGGCAATGGTAGCAGCGGAAACCCGTACGGCGGCATGAGCGCGGCGGATCTGAACAACGCTATCAGAGTGGCGCAGGCAAACCAGAACCGCACCAGCGGCTATCTTAAAGCGCAGTACACAGCGCAGCTGTCGCAGATGCAAGCAGCGCTCGACGCGCAAAACCAGAAATTCAACAACGCGCAACAACAGCAACAGCAGCAACAGGCACCGGCACAACAGAACAGTGCGGCAGCGCAACAGCAGGCGGCACAACAGCAGCAAGCCGCCCAACAAGCTGCGCAGCAGGCCGAGGCGCAACGCCAGGCAGAAGCAGCCGCAGAAGCAGCGCGACAGGCTGAAGCCGCACGGCAGGCAGAGATTGCGCGACAGGCAGAGATTGCACGTCAGCAGCGCATCAGCGCCGAGAACCAGCAGCGCGCATCACTAACGCAGCAGCTGGGCCAGACCACCAGCGCACAGCAGACACAGGCATTGCAGCAGCAGATCGCCGCGCTGGGCAGCGAAGCCGACAACGGTGCAGCCCTGAACAAAGCGCTGTTGGACAGCTACAACAAACGGTTCGGCGAACAAACCGAACAGGAAAAGAACAGCGCTATTGGTGCAGCGCAGGCTGGCATCACCACTGCACAGCCAGCAAGCCTGAACTATGCCGCTGGCCCTAACACGTCGTCAGTGAGTTCGGCTATCGGTACGGCAATCAGTAAGACTGATCAGCAGAAGAACGCCGCCGAAGCTGCGCGTATGGGTGGCTATCAGGACACCAGCACTGTCGGCCGCATCGGTAACGTGCTCAAAGGTATTGGCTCAGGCGCAAGCGTGGGCGGTATTCCTGGCGCAATCATCGGTGGCGCAGCGTCGGTGTACAGTAATTTCATCAGCGATCGTCAGAGCGCCAGCAGCCGCGCACTGACGCAGAGCATGAACCCGTCCAAGCCGACAGCAGGTGATGCAGCAGCGGGCATGGTTTCCGGCGCGCTGAAAGGTTCAATCGCTGGCCCGTTAGGTCTGGCGCTCGGCGCTATTTGGGGCGGGGCAACTGCCGCAGGCGTGGCACCATCCGCCGAAGACCTGAAAGGCACCAACCCGCTCAACAACGGGGTAACTGCAGATCCTAACAGCTACGGCCCCGGCCAGACACTGGCGAACGGGCAGCGCGTGGGAAACGGTAACGGGGGCGGTAACGGCAATCGCGGAACGACCACACCCCCGAAAGCACCAAGCATCGGTGGCGGTGCAACATCCAACGGTGGCAGCGGTGTAGGCACGCCAACGGCACCGAACACTGGCGCGCCAACCGCAAACAATGGTACCGGCAAAGATGAGACTGACGCACGCAACCAGGCAGGCCAGTCAGCGTTTAATCAGTTCCTTGATCAATTGCGCAAGCGCCAGATGGATAACTTGCTGTACACTGGCGCGGGCTGGGATAAGACCAGCGGTACATCATTGCTCGGTCGTGTTGGCGCTGCACAGGGTGCAGTCGGCGGCCAGACCGGGCAGGTTATTAGTCAGTGGGGCGGCGGTAAATCGCTACTCGGCGGCGCGTGGAGTTTCTAACAAATGGCACAAAAAGCAAGCGACATCCTCCGACTGTTCAACCAGTCGAAGACCGACCGCACGCCGTTGCAATCGCACTGGCAGGACGCGTACGACTACACATACCCGCAGCTGGGGCAGGGCTTCAGCGGCGTGCAGGACAACGGCACAGCGGACGCCAAAAAAGCCGCGCTGCTGGATTCAACCGGAACCGACGCCACGCGAACGCTGGCGTCTGCGCTTATCAGCGGTATGACACCGGCAAACGCACAGTGGCTTAACCTGTCTGTGTCCGGCCAGGATGCCATGAGCGCAGCTGGTCACTACCTGTCACAGTGCGCAGAGCTGGTGTGGAAAAACATCCACAGCAGCAACTACGACAGTGAAGTCTACGGCAGTATGCTTGACTTCTGTATCGCGGGTGCGTTCTGCCTGTTCGTGGACGTTGACCGCGAGCGCGGCGGGTTCATCTTCGACCAGTGGCCGCTGGCCGAATGCTGGTGGGCGTCAAGCACTGGCCGCATCGTCGACACCATTTTCCGCGAGCACACGCTGACCGCTGCGCAGGCTTATGAGATGTTCGGCGAAAAGGCCGGCGAAAAAGTCATTGATACTCTGCGCAAGAATCCGCAGGAGAAATGCCGGTACCTGCACGCCATTGGCCCGCGTCGCATGTACCAGGCGGGTGGGTTGACCGCCGTTAATAAGCCGTTCTACTCCGTGCAGATCAGCATGGCCGACAGTCTTATCGTGCGCGAATCAGGCTTCGATGAGTTCCCTGTCATGGTTCCACGTGGTACCAAAATTCCGGGCACCGAGTACGCTACCGGTTTAGTGAGTGATGCGCTGCCGGACATCAAAGAGCTGAACGAGCTTAAGCGCTGGGAGAAGGCAGCCGCCGAACTCGCTGTCGCCGGTATGTGGATTGCGCAAGATGATGGCGTGCTGAACCCGCGTACCGTCAAGATTGGCCCGCGCAAGGTTATCGTAGCCAGCACCACGGACGCGATGAAACCATTGCTGACCGGCTCCGATTTTAAAGTTGCGTTCCAGTCTGAAGCGTCGCTGCAAAACAATATCCGCCGCACGCTGATGGCCGACGTGTTGACCATGGCGAACGGTTCCGGGCAGATGACCGCAACAGAAGTCAACGAGCGAATGAACATCATCCGCCAGCAGATGGCCCCGATGTATGGACGCCTGCAAGCTGAGTTCCTGATCCCGATGGTCGAACGCTGTTTCATGCTCATGCTGCGCAACGGCGCACTGCCAACGCCACCTGACGAAATGAACGATACCGATTTCCATGTAACGTTTGATAACCCGCTGGCGCGTGCGATGAAGCTGGGCCAGGCGTCCGCAATTCAGCAGGCTGTGGGCTTCGTGGCCAACTATGCGCAAGTGTTGCCAGGCATCGCCGATAACATCGATGTGGACGCAGCAGCGCGTGACCTGTTCGCTACGCTCGGCGTCCCGGCAGACATCATAAAATCCTCGGACGACGTTGAGAAACTGCGCGGCCAAAGAGCTGCAGCCATGCAGGCGCAGCAGGCACAGCAGATGCAGGATCAGTTGGGGATGCAAAACGCCAGCGAGCAGATCACCGCGCAGAACGCGCCAGCAGCTGGGGTTGCGTAACCGTCTGCAACCCGCATACACTAAGCCCTCAATTGCGAGGGCTTTTTCATGGGCAAACCAACGGATGACGATTATCAGGTATTGTTTGAGGACTGCCCCGCAGGCCCGGCAATCCTGGAAGAACTGGTGTACATCTACGGGCGCAACCCGTTCGTTAAAGGTGGACATGAGGCAGACCGCCAGACCGCATACAACGCGGGTGCAATGGCAGTAGTGAACTACATCATCATGCGGATCAACCGCGCTAACGGAGTAATCGAATAATGACCGATACCAACGCGACAACCACAGCGGCAGAAACCACCACTGCCACAACTGAGGCCGCCAATACCACAACAGCCAACACACTGTTGGGCGGCATCGGCGAACAGTCAGAACAGGCAGCGGGCTCGCTGCTGGGACAGCAACAGGGTGCAGCAGAAGAGACAGCCACCAGCACACCGGAACGCTACGTTTTCCCGGATAAATTCCAGGTGAAGGCTGGCGACGATGTGGACTTTGACGCATCCGTACGCAAGCTGGGCGAAGCTTACACCAACCTGGAAAAACGCTTCGGCGCAGGTGAAGCACGACCGGCCGATGTTAGTGGCTACAAGTTCGACGAGTCATTCGGCGAAGGCTTCCAGGAAGCGTTCACCAAAGACCCGAACGGGCAGGAGTGGCTTAAACAGGCACATGAGCTGGGGCTGAATAACCAGCAGGTTAATTTCTTCATGAAAGAAATGATCGCTGCGCAGCCGTCCACAGCAGAGAAGACCACCGGCTACACCGAAGCGCAGGCCGCCGAACTGTTGCAGAAAGAATGGTCTGAGCCAGCCGTGTACCAGGCTAAGTTAAACGCGGCAGACCGTGCAGCGCGCAACCTTCTGAAGGGCGACTATCAGCAGTTCATCGGGCGCTACGGCAACGACCCGCAGGTCATCAAACTGCTGGCCGCTGTGGGTTCTGAAATGTCTGAAGATGCGCTGCGCCTGTCAGGTATGCCACAGCTTACCGCTGATTCTCTCGACGACCTGATGCGCTCCGAAGCGTACAACGACGAGAAGCACCCGGATCACCGTCGCGTGTCACAACAGGTGCAGGATTTCTTCCGCCGCCAGTACGGCACACAAGAAGTTATCTAACCGCGTTTGTGTACTGAAACGGGTAAACAGTTTAACCGACTGTTTGCCCGTTTTTATTTGTTAAATCAACGTTGTAGACCGTGTATACCTATTTTCTCTTATCAATATGTGAGAAGAAAAAATAAATACATATAGATCGCACACATATAGGGGTAGGGCTGATTTTCAGCAAACAAGTATACGCGCCTGATTTGATTAAAGATTGTTGGTAAACAGCGGTATACGTACACCAAACACGGTATACACACCAAAATTCCGTTGACAATCAGCGCCCGACTAGGATTTAATCGGCGGCATCAGACCACAGTCACCGGCCCCGCGAGGACAAGCCACCGACTGAACCCCACGCGCCGGGCTTCCCGTCAACGCTAATCGGTCAGGTAAACCAAACCCAAACCAATTAAGTTAACGGAGCACTATCATGGCCCAAGATATGGCAACACTGAGTGGACGTCTAACGTCTGCTTTCGTCCAGGAATTCCATCACGGTTTTGAAATCGCTTGCCAGCAGAAACAATCGCGCCTGGAAGCCGCTGTAACCTCTCGCGGCAGCATCACCGGCGAATCTTTCACCATCAACGATATGGGCCTGGTCGAAATGAACGACCGCACTTTCGCCGATCGTTTTGGTGATACCGTGTGGAACGTGCCAGATGCCGGTACCCGCATCGCGATGATGCAGGACGCCGACTTGTACGTACCAATCTCGCCGAAGGATTTGCCTAAGCTGCTGGCTAAACCGCAGGGCGAATACCAGTCACTGATGGTAGCCGCTGCACAGCGCTACAAAGACCGCCTGATTTACGCAGCGATGCGTGGCTCAATCACCCGCAAAACTGTGGCCGCTGACGGTACCGCGTCAACTGCACAGCAGGCGCTGAGCGCGTCGCAGTCTCTGTTCGCCAATGGCGGCGCAGCTGCAACACCGAAGGCGATCAGCAAAGCTGACTTGACTAAGGTTCGCTCACTGTTCCGTAAGAACGAAGCGGATGATGAGACCATCTACGGCGTGTATAACTCCGACATGATGCAGACCATCCTGAACGACACTACCCTGACCAACGCGGACTATATGTCTGTGCAGATGTTGCAGGATGGCGACGTCAGCAAAAAATGGCTGGGCATCCAGTGGATTCCTTACGAAGCACTGTTCACCGACGCAACCAACGGTTGGCAGTCTGCGATGTTCTGGACTAAGTCAGGCGTACACTTCGGTACCGGTATGGACCTGAGCCTGGACATCGGCCCACGTCGTGACAAACGTAACGTTATTCAGCTTTCTGCACAGACTTCCTACGGCGCAGGCCGTGCGAACGAGCAGAAAGTTGTTGAACTGAAGTTCAAAGGCGTTTAATAACTAACCGCCAGCGTTATATGATAGGCCACCTTCGGGTGGCCTTTTTACTTTCTGGAGTCGGAACATGGCACAACAAACAACGATCGGCGATGTCGGCATTTGTAACGAGGTTCTAATCGGCCTCGGTGCGCGCCCTATCGCATCATTCAACGAAAACACAGACGGCGCGCTCGCCTGTTCTAACGTGTTCGCCACGGTGCGCGACGACCTTCTAGCGCAGCACGATTGGCCGTGCGCGGTTAAGCGTGTCGAGCTGTCGCCGCTGGCACAGGCTCCGGCGTTCGGCTACGCGTACCTGTTCCCATTGCCCGGGGATTGCATCCGCGTTCAGGGCGTTAGCAGCCTGGGAAGGTTCGGCGAGCCTGTGCTCGATTACCGGCTGGAGTCTGGCAACATCCTGTGCAACCAAAACCCGATTGGTCTGTACTACGTCTGGCGCAATGATGTGCTGTCCAGCTGGCCCGCAGGTATGATCAGCCTGTTTAAGTATCGTCTGCGCTGGGCGCTGGCCTACGCTATCACCCGTGACAGCGCGCTGGAATCAGCGTGCGAAGCAACCTATGCGCGCCAGCTTATGCTGTACAAAGGCCGCGTGAGTCAGGAGCAACCCGCCGAAGATTTGCAAGGCGGCGATTTTGAATATGCGAGGTATCGCTAATGGCCGTTAAGGTTCACCACCTTCAGACCGACTTCACAGGCGGCGAGCTTGACCCGTACCTGTTAGGCCGCGTCAATGCCGACCGCTACGGCCTGGCAGCTAAAGAACTTACTAACATGTGGGTACGTGTGTCGGGTGGCGCTGAAGGGCGTCAGGGGCTGCGCTACGTCAACCAGGCGCGAGATACAACCGGGTTCATCCGTCTGATCCCCTGGGTGTATAACCGCGACCAGTCGTACATCCTGGAGCTGACCGATAACAAAATGCGGTTTATCCAACAGGGCCAGTTCGTAACGAAACAAGACGGCACCATCTACGAAATCACCACCGGCATCGGCAAGGATGTACTGTCCACACTGTCGTTTACGCAGTCGGCCGATACAATGATTTTTGCGCACCCAACGTTTAAGCCAAAAAAGCTGGTGCGTAACTCGCAACTGGATTGGGCTGTCACGCCGCTGGAGTTTGAGGTAATCCCGTTCGATGAGCTGACCACCTCGCCCAACGGCTGGGCTACTGTTGCGAACAACGACTACACCGCGCAGCAGACCAGCATCAAACTGACGGACACCGCATCCGGTACCGGGTACACCGGCGCAGGTTTCACCGCCGCAATGGTCGGTAGCTATGTGCGCGTGTATGACGGTCTGTTCAAAATCCTGTCGGTACCAAACAAGGCGCAGGCTAACGTCGAAATCCGCAGCCTGATGACCGTGTCACCTACCAGCGCCGCCAACGCCACCACGAAGACATGGCCGCCTGCGCCGGTCGACAACTGGAAGGTGTTGGCCGCAATGTGGGATGACACACAAGGCTGGCCGTCGTGCGTGTGCTTCCACCAGCAGCGTCTGGTGTTTGCCGGTTCCAGCAAATTCCCTCAATGGATTTGGGGCAGCGCTATTCGCCGGTTCTACAACTTCGAATTGGGTGCAGGGGATTCGGCGGCGTGGGCGTTCCAGCTGGACAGTAACCAGATTAACCCGATTCTGCACCTGTTCAGCATGAACGCCTTACTGGCGCTGACATCCATGAACGAGTTTCTGATCACCTCGCCAACAGGCGTTATCACCGCAACCTCGGTCAACGTGCGCTGCCCGTCAGCGTTCGGCGCGAACCCTGTGCTGCCTGTTCGACTGGCGCAGGATTTGCTGTATCTCCAGCGCGGTAGCCACAAGCTGTTGACGCTGAACTATGACCCGGACAACCAGACCGGCTACAACGTGAACGAGTTGTCGCTGCTGGCTGAGCACATGCTCGAAAGCCCGATCATCGATATGACCGTACAGGCGCAGCCACGCAACCGTGTACACATGCTGCGCCTGGATGGCACGATGGCAAGCATCACCGTTAACAAACAGGTGGGCGTCGCAGCATGGTCGCGCATTGCGACTAACGGATCATTCCTGAGCATTGCCACCATCCCGCGCGAGGACGGCACAGACGATACTTATGTCGCTGTGGTGCGCAACATCAACAACAAAGTGGCAGTAAGTATTGAGCACTTCCAAGAAGGTATTTACGCCGACTCTGCAATCGTGGGTACCATCGCCAACGAGACAGACCCGCCGCAGGCGACATGGTCAAAGCTCGAACACCTGGAAGGGATGCAGGTATCAATCGTCGCTGACGGCATGGTACAACCGCCGAACGTGGTGCAGAATGGCCGCGTTACTTTGCAGCGCCCGGCGCGCACTGTCGTTATCGGGTTGCCGTATGTTCCGCGCATGGTACTATTGAAACCCGAAGCGCAGATGCAGAACGGATCGTTGCAGGGTAGCAAGATGTCACTTAGTCGTCTGCGCATCCGCGTGAAGGACACAGTGGGGATGCAGATTAACGGCGAGCAGGTAGCCTTCAAGAAGTTTGGACTGCAAGTGCTTAACCAACCAACCCCGCTCTACACTGGCGATATTGACTGGAACGTCATCGGCTGGGATAACAGCGAAACCATGATCGAACAAACACAGCCGCTACCAATCCACATTCTCGCAGTCGTGCGGGATCTAACGGTGAATGACTAATGAGCATCTTCTCAACAATCGGTAGTGCAATCACAGGCGGGCTGTCCAGCCTGTGGGATTCGGCGGTAGCTTCCGTCAGTTCCCACAGCTGGACGGACATTATTGGCACCGGCTTAAAAGTCGGGGGCTCGCTGATGTCCAACAACGCGCAAAACAAAGCCACCAACGCACAGTATGCGATTGAGCAACAGAACGCGCAGAGCCAGCTTATCCAGTCTGAAGCGCAGCTGCGAGCGGCAGCAGCGCAGCAGCAGGAAGGCACCTACAAGCAAATCGAATACAACCGCCTGGCAGATGAGGCACGCGAGAACGCCAGCCGCGCCACCATCAACGCGGCGCAGAAAGCTTACCTGATTCGCCGTGCCGGTAAGGAAACCGCCGAGAACGCGCTTGCAGGCTATGCGGCTTCCGGCGTGGTCAGCGGTCAGGGTTCTGCCGCATACGTGCCAGCGTTCATCGTTGGCCGGGCAGAAGAGGACGCTTTCAGCGCGTTCCAGGAAGGGAAGGATAGCGCCGACCAGTTCACCAAACAGGCCGCTGCTTACGTTACCGCAGGCAACCAGACGAAGGCAGCCAGTGACACCGCAGCCGCAGGTGTTCGTGAGCAGGCCGACGCGCTGGCGAGGCTGTCCGCGCAGACGTCCAGCATTGCAGGCCAGAATAAATCGGCGAGTAACACGTCATCAACCGCGACATTGCTGGGTTCACTCGGCAGCATCGCACAGCAATGGTTAAGCTAATGAAGATTTCAACCGGCGATTTTGGTTACCGTGGCACACAGCTAGGCCAGGTACACACAGAAAACCCCGAAGCACTGGCAGCGCCGCAGGCTGAAAAGCAGGCGGCGCAGTCGACTATGCAGGCGCAGAACATCGTGCAGCAGGGTTTGCAGAACCAATCACAGGCAGTGGCTAACCGCGAGAAAGCGGGCCTCGTTGTCGGGCAGGTGCTGACCAATACCGGCGACGAAATGGTACAGCGTGCGCAGCAGCTGGCGCGCCAGAAAGCACAGCTACAGATGCAGGATTACCAGGACTACCAACAGGGGGTAGTTGACGGCATCAATCAGAAACTGGCAAACGGCGAGATCGACAGCACCAAAGTGCAGCAGGCGTACACTGACGGCATGAAAGGCTGGCAGGGTGGTGACATCGAAGACTTAACCGGCGCTGACCGCACGGCCATGCAGAAGGGTATGAGCATTGCAGACCGTGGCGCAGGCCGCAAAGTGACTGCGATGTATGAGCAGGCGCAACATGTTGAGCTGGTGAACGCTGCAGATCAGTTTGTCGCTGGTGTGACGCAGCAAGTGTTGCAGCCAGGCGCAGACCCGACGAAGCTGCGCGGCCAGATTGATGCCTATTTCCAGCGCGACGGCGTCAAGATTTATGGCGCACAGGCTGAAGCCAAACACGCCGCAGCGGTGCGCGGATTGCAGACGGGTTTCTTCCAGGCGCAGATTGAACAGCACCACCAGGATAACGGTACACTTGAACAGCTGCGCGGTGCAGTTGTACAGGAAGTGCAAGACCCGCAGACGCGCACGCAGCTGCTTAACAGCATCGACAGCAAACAGAGCACCAACACTGCACGCGCGGCAGCAGCACAGAACCATGCTGACGCAGTGGCCACGCGCCGCGAGGTGGCAGCGGTTCATGCGGATGACCAGATGAACATCCGTATTGCGAAAGGTGAGATCCCAACCGACGACGACTGGAAACGCCTGGAGCAGCAAACGCAGGGCACCAGCGTAGCGGGCAACATTCAGGGCCAGCATTCGGCGATGGTAGCCACGCAGCAGGTTCTGGCAATGCCACCAGCGCAGGGGCAGCAGGTTATTGCACAGCGCCGCCTGGAGCTGCAACAGCATGGCGGCAGCGCCAACGACTACAAGGTGTTGGACGCCGCCGAGGGCGCTGTCAAACAGCGTGCTGCTGACCTGAAGAATAACCCGCAGGCGGTGGCCGCACAGGACGCAGGCGTCACATTAGCGCCTGTATCGTTCGCTGACGGCCTCAACGCACCGGGGCAGCTTGGCGCACAGCTGCAAGACCGTTTGACCGCCAGCAACGCGCTGACGAAGAAATACGGGGCAACAGCGGGCAAAGACCTGTTGACCACTGAAGAGCGCAGCGATTTCAAGAACGGCTATGAAAAGCTGACGGCAGAGCAAAAGGTTCAGTTCTGGCGCAACACGCAGGCCAGCGCAGGCGCAGAAGTCACCCGCCGACTGTCCGCAGAAGTTGGCGAGGGTTCCAACATCACCGCGCAGGTTGCTCCGCTGGCAAACACACCAGCAGGCTATGCCACCGCCGCCGCTGTCACCAAAGGTGAAGCGCTGCTGAACCCTATCGATGGCGCGCCAAAAGCGAAGGCACCGAAGGATGACGACCTGGTCGCAGAGATTAAGAGTCGTTACCCTGACATGCCACAGTCGCAGATTCTGGCGAGTGTTCCGCTGGTGCGCGCGCATCACGTTGGCCTGGGCAAGCGTGACACGGACATCCCGACCGATGACGATCTGGACGCGGTGCTGGGCGCGCCGGTCAAAGTATTCGGTAGCAAGATTGTCGCACCGGCTGGCCTGCGCGCTGAAGTGTTCACGGACGCGATGAAGTCGTCCATCAACGGATTACCGCCAGTTGATTCGGCGAGCGTGCGCAATAACCTGGACGATGGTATTTACGGATTCATTGAGGATGCCAGCGGCAACATGCGGCTGATCAATAAAACCACCAATCGCGCTGTAACACTGAGCGACGGCAAACCTTACGTTGTGGATCTGAGCCATGTACGATAAAGCGCTAAACGACGAAGTCGATAACAATGGCGTGGAGCCATCGCAACAGGGTGCGCCTGGCTGGTTCCAGGGCACCATCAGCGAGCTGGGCCGCGCCGCGAACAACATCGGTGTGGACTTCACCCGCGTTTCTGCGCGGGCTGGTGAAACATCTATGCGGGTTTCTTCTGCGCTGGCGGCTTCGCAAGGCCAGCCAGAATACGCGACTAAACTCGCAGACATGGCACCGGTCGATGAAACCAAACTGCCAGCCTATGAGAAGCCCGACGCGCTGAACAGCGGCGCAGCGGCCATCCTGCTGGGCGACCTGTTCCAGCAGGCACCGGCAATCGCTGCGTCGTTCGTCAACCCGGCAGCCGGTTTCACTGTGGGCGCGGCCACCGGTAACGAGCAGGGCTTAGACCAGGCGCAACAGCTGGGAGTCACCGGGCCAGCGGCTAAAGAGTTCGCAGGGCTCAACGCACTTGAAATGGGTGTTGGCGCAGCGCTGCCGGGACTCGGCGGATTCGGTACCACAGTGCCGGTTAAGCTGGCGTCACGGTTCATGATCGGTGGCGCGGTAAACGTGGCGCTCGGTACCGCTGGCAAATACAGCCGCGCAGCAGTGCTCGACCATTATGGCTACACGCAGCAGGCCGCACAGATTCGCCAGTGGGATGACCAGGCAGCAGCGGCACAGTTCATTCTCGGCGGCCTGTTCAACCTCGGCGGCGGCCATGCGCGCGTTCGCGAACGTGCTGATTTGGAAGCAAACCCGCTGCCGTCCGAGGCAGTACCGGAAACGCTGGCAACAGAACAACCTTCTGTTGGTACCGAAAATATGCAGCAGAACGCACCGGAAAATCTTGCAGAGCCAGTTAATCAGCAAGGGCGACTGAGCCGAGAACAGATTAAACAGGCTAAATCTGACGTCGCAAACGCACAGCGCCACGCACAGCGCATCGCATCAGAGCGCGCTGCACTGCTTGCTGAACCTTTGCCGGGCAGCGGTAAAGAGCTGGCGCAGGCCAGAGCCGCACGGCAGACGCAACTGGATGCGCTCGACCAGCAACGCATGTTCACCGAGGCTATTCACCAGAACGCGGCGGCCAGGCTGGACGCTCACGAAGCGGCGCGGGCAGTCACACAGGCACATACTGATGCAGCAATGCACACCGCTATCCATGATAACTATGTCACAGAGTCAGGGCCAGGGCTGGCTGCCGATGCGCGTACCGAAGCCGCGCACGTTCGCGCAATGGACGAGGCAGCGCAGGCTATCCACGAAGGCCGGGCCGTTGATGTGTCGGCACATTTCGCCGATGATCACACTATGCTGGTGCTCGGTGATTTAGACGCTGGCCCGCGTGAACGTCAGGAGCTGGGCGGCGCAGCGGCCACAGCCAGGACGGACGCCATTGCACAGGCTGCGCGTGAAAGCGCACAGGCTGAACCGGTACCGGAAACGCCGCAGCCGGGCGTCATTGATCCGGCAGTGCAACAGCCTTTCGACCTGGTACGCGCGCAGGTCGCAGCGCTGCGCGAGACGCACCCGGAACTGGCCGACGCGGTAGCGCCACACATCGATCGCATTCAGGCGGAACACGCCACAGCACATCAGGAAGCGGAACAGTTCGACATCGCCGCAGCCTGCGCAATCTCTTTCGGGGCATAACATGAAACCACAATGCGTTAAAGCAGTAGAAGACCACCTGAGCGCCATCAAAGGCGCACCGGTCAAACTGACCGAGGCAGCAATCCGCCGCATCGATGAGCGTATGAACGAAGGCGCAAAGGTGCTGGCACGTCGTGACCGCGCAGCGTGGCAGCAGATGACGCCAGAAGCCCGCACGATTGAAATTGGTAAATGGGTGCGTGAGCAAGAACAATTAGCCGCAGACGCGACAGCGCGTTCGCAGGTGCGCCAGCTGACGGCCATCACCACGAAAGCGCGTGTGCTCGGCGAGCTGGCTGCAGCCCGTAAGGATAAGCCGGGCAAATGGAACGGCGCGTTAGTTGATATGCTGGAAGGCGTGGACAACATCATGCAGGGTGCAGAGCAGGTTTCGTTAAACGGCTTTAACGATCTGATGCGCCAGGCCCACAAGCAGGGCAGCGTGTTCGACTTTAACAGCACGAAGAGTAACGCGTTCTTCGCCGATGTTACCCGCGAGATTTACGGCGTAGACACCGGCAACGCTGCCGCGAAACAGTTCGCGAAGAAATGGAGCGATAACATGGAAGGCGATCGCCAGGCGCGTAACCGTGCTGGCGGTACCGTGGGCAAGCTGGAGCATTACGCGCCGCAATATCACGACCCGGTAGTGATGCAGCGCGTAGGCAAAGAAGCCTGGAGCCAGTTCATGATGCAGCGTCTTGACCGCAGCCAGTACATGGACGACGCAGGCCGCCAGCTGGATGACGCCGCGCTGCGTCCGGTAGTCGATAAGATGTACGACAGTATCGTCACCGACGGTGCGACTAAAGTTAAAATCGACACCACTACCGGCCTGGCTGAAGCTGGCGCAGGTGGCGGCACGATGAACATCGCGAAGTCGCAGAACAGTCTGCACCGTGAGATCCATCTGAAGGACGCCGAAGCGGTCATCGCGTACAACAAACAGTTCAGCGACCAGACGTTAGGCGTGTCCTATTTTATCCACATGCGCACCAGCGCCCGCGAGATTGCGCTCATGCGCGAAATGGGCCCGAACCCTGACACGACCTATGCGACGTTGCGCCAGACCGCACAGGCTCGCGACGCTAAAATGCCGGGCGCTAAATTTAACCGCGACAACCAGGTGATCGGCGGTGGCCGCGCAGGGTTTACGCCGGATGCGTACTATCGCCAGATGCGCGGTAACTCTGATTTTGCCACGCTCGACACCATCAGTCAGGCGCTGGTTGCTTATCAGGCTGCCACAAAGCTAACCAGTACAGCACTGCGCGCGCCGTTCCAGGACACGCCTGGATTGCTGCTGAACATGGCCGACGTCGGCCAGATGGGAAAAATTGGTACCGTGTTGCATACCATGTTCAGCAAGAAAGAGGCTGAGCGCTTCGGCATCGGTGCAGAAGTAGCACTGCGCGAAGCACAGCGCGGCAGCCAGCGCATTCTGAGCCAGGGCCGGTTTAACCTCGGCAACGCGGTAAACCGCTACGCACAAGCCACAATGAAATACACGCTGCTGGACGCCTGGACGAACGCCGCGCGCCGTGGCGGCCAGACGTCGCACGCGCTGGCGCTGGGCGAATGGTCGCATATGTCATGGGATAAACTGGACGCCAGCCAGCAGGGGTTGCTGCACAATTCAGGCATCACCGCCGAAGATTGGGCGCTCATTCAGCAGTTGCCACGCCAGCAGCTGCGCGGGCACGACATCCACGACGTTAGCGACGTTGACACGCTCGGCCTGGATCCTGATGCGACCGCATCGCTCCAGGCTAAAATGATGGGCTTCGTGCGCATGGGTGGCGACATCGTCACGTCAGAACACAACCTTACCGCGCAGACGTTCATGAGCATGGGCGGACGTTCGAACGCGCTGACTAAGCAGGTCATGCTGTTTAAGAATGCGGGCGGCGTGCAGACCGCGCACATGATTGATCGTCTGAGCCGTAAATCTGCCACCGGCAAAGCGGGCTACATCGCAGCGACAGCGGCTATGTCAGTGGGCTTTGGTTACATGGCGATGTCCGCAGTTGCTATCACGCAGGGGCAGAACCCGCCACCGCTGAACGACCCGCGCACCATCGCTAAAGCAATGGCCGTTGCTGGTGGGTTTGCGATGGTGCAAGACCTCATCACTTCGATGTACGATGCAGTGAGCGGAGACGCAGCCGGGCGCACGTCCAGCGCGGTACCCATCTTCGGCGACCTCGGCACCGTCGCTAAAATTGGCGCGAAGGCGGTGACAGGGGAACCGGAACAGGCTGGCTACATGGCAATCAAATTTGGCCGCCAACAGTTCGCCCCGTTAAACTACTGGTACACAAAAGCACTTGTGGATCACCTGTTCTTTAACGACGCAGCCGAAGCCCTGAACCCCGGCTATCAGAACCGTCTGCGCAAATACGCCGCGCAGAAAGGGCAGCAATATTTCTATGACCCATCAGGCAACGGTGGTGCAGATTTCGGCATCGGCGAATATTCCAAACCAGTAGGATTTTAAATCATGAGCAAACCGCGCAGACAAAGTGAAGTAACACGCGACCTGGAAGACCTGGCCGACAAGCTGGTATTAACCGCGCTGGAAGAAGCCGACCCGACCCGCTGGCCGGGCCATGGCAAAAGCGTTGGCGAAATGGAGAAGAGCGAACGCGGCGATCGCTACTGGTGCAAGCAGAACGCGCAGGCCACTATCATGCTGGTGAAAGGGTTGCACGGCCTGATTAACCAGCGCCGTGCGGGCCAGCGTGCACGCATTGGACTGAACCCTACCATGCCAACCGATGACGAAATCATCGCCGAACAGACGGCTGCCGCCGAAGCTGCTGCCGCTAAGATGGTCAAGGATGCATTGGCGAAAGTGAGCGGCCAGAAATAATGGAATACAAAGTTGGGTTCGCCACGTTCTATCTGATGTGGGCGCAGCGTATGCAGTGGGAAGTGCCGCCCATTCACTGGATTGTGATCAACTGGCTGGAGACTCGCGGCGTCGTCGCGGTTCTCCGCTGCTTTCGTGGCTTCGGTAAGTCGACCATTCTCGACGTGTACTTTGCCTGGCAGATTTACAAAAATCCGCGCTGGCGCATTCTGTTGCAGTCAGAAGCCGACAGCACCGCGCTGAAGAACAGCCGCGATACGCAGAACATCCTGCGCAATCATCCGCTGACGCGCCAATTGCTGGATGATACCGGCACAGTCGAGAGCTGGTGGACGTTTGAGGGAAAAGAGAATGACCCACGTAACCCGCAGTTCTTCGCTAAAGGTGTGCTGTCTAACGTTACCGGGGCGCGTGCCGATGAAATTGTTAACGATGACGTCGAGGTTCCGCGCAACATCACCACGCCAGAACTACGCGAGAAACTACGGTACCGCCTCGGCGAACAGACCCACATTGCTGTGCCTGGTACGCGTAAGCTGTTCGTCGGTACGCCGCACGCATTTGATTCGCTGTATGACGAAGAAGAGGATGGCGGTGCGGATTGCCTGACCATTCCACTGTTCACGCAGGATCACCGCATCGAGCAGGCCAAAGGGCGGAAAGAGTTTAACATCCCGTTCCATCCTAAGTATGTTTTTTACGGCATTGGCAAACAGGCGCAGCTGCTTAAACCGTTCATCGACTACAGCTACCACGACGGCGTGCTGCGCTTCGCGAACGCGCCGCGCGCAGTCGTGGACTGCTACAGCGAGAACGCCTGGCCGGAGCGTTTCAACCGTGCCGAAATGCTGCTGCGCCGTCGAGAGACGCGCACGCTAGGCGCGTGGGATGGCCAGTATATGCTGCGCTCTAAACCAGTTCACAAACTGCGCTTAGACCCGGAACGCCTGCGCGAATACGATTGCGAAATCACATTCAGAACCGCGAACAAAACAACCGTTGCCTACCTGGGCGGCGTCCGCCTGACTGGCGGCTCATGCTATTGGGACGTGTCCACCGGCAAGAAAGATAGCGACGCTTCGGCGATCTCGCTAGTGTTGCAGGACGTGCGCGGGCATTACTACTGGCACCTGTGCGAAGGACTGCAAGGCGATCTCGCGGAGTTCGACGAACGCGGCCAGATTAACGGCGGCCAGGTGTGGCAGATTCGCGAACACGTCATCAAGTACAACATCCCGCGCGTGACCGTCGAAGTCAACGGGCCGGGCTCGTTTGCCGGTAAGCTGCTGCGCCAGGTGCTGCGCGGGCTGAAGTGCGCCGTGGTTGAGTACACCGTCAGCGGCAACAAACAGAACCGCATTCTGGAAGGGTTAGAAGGGCCGCTGTCTTCTGGCTTCCTGTGGGCGCACACGCGCGTGCTTGACTCGCCGATGTATGAGCAGATGCGCGACTTTAACCCGTCAATCACTACGCAGTCGGACGACTACCTCGATTCTGGCAGTGGCGCAATTCTTGAACAACCTGTTAAAATCGCGCAGGTTCAAAACGAAAACCCCGTCGCGGGCCACGGCAGCACATGGCGCGATACCCACGGCACGTACGAAATTCAAACGGAGTATTAAACCATGAGCGTACCAGTTCAGGTTCCTATCAGCGGGCCATACACAGCGAACGGCTCAACCACGCAATTTGCGTACCAGTTCTATGTGCTGTTGGCAACAGACATCGACGTGTTTGTCGGCGGCGTTAAAAAGCTGCTGAACACTGACTATACCGTGACGCAGGTCGGCAACACGCAGGGCGGTAACGTCGTGTTCAACGTCGCCCCAGCCAACGGACTGGAAGTGATCATTAAACGTAACACGCCGTTCACCCGCCAGACCGATTACGCGGATAACGGCGACTTACTGGCCGACGTGCTGAATGCGGATATCGATCGCCTGTGGCTTGCGCTCCAGGAAATTAACGCGAACTTCGGTTCATCCATCAGCCGACCAGTAGGCGGCAACTGGGCAGCGCAGAACCTGCGTTTAACCATGCTCGCCGATGGTACGCAGCCGCAGGACGCCGTGACGTTCAACCAGCTATACACTGTGAATGGTAATGCCGCAGCCGCAGCCCAGGCCGCTGCCACCAGCGCACAGACTGCCGCAGGATTCCGCGACGCGGCAGGAGCCAGCGCAACTAACGCGGCCACCAGCGAAACCAACGCGGGCAACAGCGCAACGCTGGCGCAGAAATGGGCGGCCAATCCTGTCGACGCGGTGGTCGCTAACGGCCTGTATTCGTCCATGCATTACGCAGCTAAAGCCAGCGGCAGCGCAACGAATGCTGCAACCAGCGAAAGCAACAGTGCCACCAACGCGCAGCAGACCGCAGCCGACCGTGTGCAAACTGGCCTTGACGCGTCAAATTCCGCGACATCGGCGAGCATCGCGCAGACTGAAGCGGCGAAGCTGGGCAACATGAACGCCCTGGCTGCAGCCATCAACAGCGTGACCGGAAACAACGTTGTGTGGAAGGGCGTGCAGAACGTGTTGACCGAAGGCGCGGCGGATGGCGACCTGGTCACTGTGCGCCAGCTGCGTGCGGCCACCGCAGGCAGCGGCCAGTCAGCCGCGCTGATCAATGGCGTGATGAACAACTTTATCGGCGCGGTACAGTGGGCTAACTATTCCAGCCGTACATCACTGCCTAACGGCTATCTACCAGCGGACGGCCAAGAGCTTAACCGCGCTGACTATCCTGAACTGTGGGCGGCCATTAACGCCGGGCTGCTGGCGTCTTCCACCGAGGCCGTGTGGCAGGCCAACGTTGACCGCCGCGCGAAGTTCTCTACCGGTAACGGCTCGACGACGTTCCGTATGCCAGACCTCAACGGCGGGCAGACTGGTAGCTTTAAAGCGCTGTTCCTGCGCGGCGACAACGGGTTATCGGGCGGTATCGGTTCAACCATCAGCAGCCGCCTACCAAATATCAAAGCTACGTTTAATGGGTATGATGTCGGTGGTGATGAGAAACCTACCGGAGCTATTCAACAGACATCATCATCTCAGGTGGGTTCCACAAGCACAAACAACGGTCAGGGCTGGGATGAGAACTATACGTTTGACGCCAGCCGCAGTAGCAGCGTCTATCAGGATGGCGTCACAGAAGTAAGTCCTAACGCCGCAGTGGGTATCTGGCTTGTGCGCGTTAACGGTTCGTTCACCGCAGCCAACACGAATTTCAACGTGTTCAACGGCGCGGCCACAGCACCAGCTAACGGCACGCTAGCCGGCGGCGGCGCGCTGATCAGTAAGTACCAGGTTAACGGGGCGGACTTCGTTACTGCCAGCATGAAAGCAACGGTTAATACTGACAGCAGCGGTGGCAGGAAACGCTACGCAGAGATTACCGTAGGCGACGGCACCAATTTCAAAGCCTGGGGGCTGGGGGGTGATGGCGCGCTGTATTCACCGGACATGGCGCAGACACGTGCAACTCTAGGCGTGCAAAGCATTACGTCAAACAGCAACACCGCCGTATA